GCTTCTTGCATCAAGGCAGGGATGGTATGGAAATCGTCTTGCACCAGCAAACCCTGCACAAAAATACCACCCACGGTTGTGAGTGGTAAACCCTCTAGGAGTTTTCTTATGCGCTGCTGTAAATCAAGAAGCGCCCATGAGTCGTTGTGATAGATGTCCATAACATAGCCGCTATTAAACAGCCCATAGGTAGAACTTAAATCTAGTTCAGCCTCACGTTTGTATCTTCTGAACACACAATAAGGTGGGGGAACAGGGTCGAATACTGCCAAATAGTACATTTGATACTCATTGACACCAATGAAATCTGGTATGTTTGTTTTAATTAGAGAGTACAAACCATCTTCAATCAATCTGCTCCCACCACCTTATCAACGCCCTTGGATAATTCCTCAAGCATAGCATTCGTGATTTCATCATAGTGCTTGGTCAAGGCGTATTTGAGAAAGTGGCTACCCTCTATTTTCTTCCCACTTCGAGTTGTGAAACCTAAATCCTTGAAGTGGGCATACCAAGTCGTATCAATTACATAGACCTTTTTGCCTCTACGAAATTTTTCAGCCTTAATCTTCATCACATCTGCAAGGTCGCCACCATCATGACATTCTTTTCGACCATACCTACCCAAAAAGGTGCCATTAACAGGTTGCAGATTAGCCAAAGCAAATTTTAAAGCCATGTTTGCACCTGTTTTAGCAGCCTTGGTGACAATAGACTGAGGAAGAACCTCAAGTTGCTTTAACTTTTCAATTAGCTCGTCTACGCCTTCAATGGTCGATTCTGATGCATGCGAACCTGGGACATAATACGTCATTCCATCACCTACTTTTCAAGCTTGCAGACAATTCGGGTTTCTCTGTGCAAGCCACCAATATCTTCTACTACCTGGATTAAATACCTGCAATTATTAAAAAACACATACAAGCCCTGCTGAGGGAGCGAGCTATATCGCAGCCGAAATTCACAATCGGCCTCTGTGTGCATTTGGGATGCTCCAACGTACATTCGACCATTGTTGGGCACATAGGCGGCTTTGAACGATGCAACATTGACATAGTTTTCACTCTGATTGCCGATTGGATTTTGAGCGCCATCCCGACTCTGTAACGTGATACTACTTCGCATATCATACTTCATGAACTGCTCACCACCTGATACGTGCTGGAATTCATGAGATAGATTTTTAATTTTTCGTATGAATTCGCAAACGCCTCTGCATTATCGGTGTCATACCCAAAGTTCGCCTTGCAGTATGTAGTAATAGCCTTTTTGATCATTGGATCAGTGGCGGCACCCACCAACGTAGGATCAACTCCTACGTCAGTAAGTTCTGCTTGGACAGCTCCAATTAAATCCTGAATCTCTACATCAAATGAGGTGTCACTTGCATCAATTCTTAGATAAGACCTAACGTCATCAATCAATGCCATAAGCTTAACCTGGAATGTCGAGACAAATGTCCACTACATTTCCTGCCAAGGTGGTTGCAAGTGTCACTGTATTATTACAAATGTTGATTGCATCAACTGTCACTGTGGGGTTTGTTGCTTCCAGAACATTATTGTTGTATGCCTTGCCTATCGTGTTTTTGGTTAAGGTATAAGGCAAACCTAGTTTTGAACCTAACCCGACACTCACACCATCCCCTGCACCGGATGAAATAGGCAGAGCAATTTGGGTAACTGTAGCAAAGGCTTTTAAACCCGCTACGACATTGGTTCCACTGAGAGCAATCGTTTCACTAAGAACAGCCCCTGCATAATCAGTGCCCGTTACAATGACATTCCCTATGCTAGTGACTATTGCACCCTTTGCAACGACGTTTCTTACAACATCTGGATTTGTGATTCCTGTTGTGATCGTCTGAACAAGTGAAGTTAAAGTCGTTAAAACTAATACGGCAGTGTTACTTGTGGCAACTGGCGATATTTGATAATCTGCTCTTTGAATCCAATTACAGGTCACGCCTGTAACATTTGTTTGAATTAATTCCCCCAAGAATGGGTTCATTGCAGCAATTGACATTTATTCATCTCCTCTTTATTTAAGCGTGCGGTTGCATCATTACGAAGGCTTCTTGTTGCGAGACACCGCCATCAGCCAAAAGCCATCCTTTATACCAAACATCGTTGTTCAAAAATCCGATTTCATAAGACTTTTCGATGAGAATGTCCACACTCAGATTAAAATGATAGAAGCGCAAATCGCCAAGCAGGATTTTCCCATCTGGAATATAAGGACTCATGATGACAGGACTTCCAAGAATTCTTCCGACAACTGCGGTGTTGGCATAATCGACCTGCTGACCGTTTGCTGTGGATAGTCCCCACTGTGCGTTCTCCAAGAAAATAGGACGAGCCAAAGCATCCTTAATACTGCAAACACCAGAGTAAAGGGTGTTACTAGACATAACCCAATAAGCACCAGGATGATATGGAGCACTCAACATCCCCTTCAATGCAGTGAAATTATCGTAGGTCAGTGAGGAAAGATTCGCACCAGATTTGCCATAATTAAGCTGATTGCTACCATTCCAAGTGACAGCGTTCAAGATACCAGTAGGTTGGTTATTAGTCGATCCAGTACCGTTTAATACAGCATTTTCAATGGCGGTCATGAGTTTTCTGAAGAGTTTGTCCACTATGTACGCTTCAAAAGCATCCACGGAAAGCTGCTCAACCACACGGGAAACTTGAACAGTCTTAATCAAGTCATACGCTCCTAAGAGAAGATTGTTTAATGCGTCTGTCGAGGATGCTGCTGGCGTGCTTTCCGCTGTCCATTGTGCATCGTTTGTGACATTTTCATAGGGCACTTTCAAATTGCCCTTGAGATTATACTTGCTTATGAACGGATAAACGGCAGAAACAATCAACATTTTCTCGACTACTTGATCAAGGGTTATTTGTGGGATAGCTGCTCCTGCGCTTCCTGATGCAGAGGTATAACGTAGCTCTACTAGGTTCCGACCATTCCCAATGCTGTTCCCTCGCTCAAGAATATTGCGCTCTTCTGTTGTTAAACGATCCTTACCAGATTGCAACATATGGAAAAATGCACTGCGATATTCTTTAGTCTTTCTGGCTTCGGCTTGGTCAAACTCGGCTGCTGACAAACCACCTTGGCCCATGAATCCAATGCGTTGCTCGGTTACAGGAGTGAGGCTTCCGAGGTTGCCACCCTTAGCGCGTTCTAAAATATCCATTTTTGTAAAAATACCACGTTCCTCTGTTGCGAGAGTGGTCAACTCTACATCAATACCTTGGATTTCAGTCTCCGTGAGGTTCTGACCTGATTCAATTGAATTTCTGATTTCTGTTTTTCTAGCTTCTATTTCTTTAAGTCTTTTTAACATTTTTATTTCCACCTTTCAAATTAAAAAATGCCCCGCTCTTTTGCGATGGCATCTACAGCATTGTTTTTCGGAATAACTCTTTCAGTCTGGCATCCTTAGCTTCTATTTCTCGCAGTTCTATTTCTTTTAGCTCTTTTTCTCGCTGTTCTTTTTCTTGCTGTTCTATTTGCATCCTAACCTCTTGCTGTGCTTGGATATAGCTCCTTGCTGACACAGAGGTTTGCTCATACGCAGGGAAATCAACCACTGAAACATCGAATATTTTGTCAAAGTTGAAGATCGTACGAGTATTAGTTTTCGGATCAAAGGCATCCTTAGCGACCGTAAAGGCAAACGACATTTTGTCCAGATGTCCTGTTTGTACCAATTCATGAATATCACTCGCCTGTGTTGTGTTAGCCATTCGCGCTGTTATTTCCAGACCTGTATCATCCACCTTCAGGTCTAATGTTCCGGCCTTAGTACTTGCCAATGGAGGCACATGCGCTGAGTGGTTGTATTTCAGGACTACATTGGAAAGATCGACACCATTTAAAGCGTCGTGATGAATTTGTTCGTAATACTGGGTTCCTTCATAATCCTGATAGATGGGTGTCGGTGTGTCGAACACTATGGCTCTACCGTCAAGTATTTTGAGTAGGGACTGTCCTCCTTCAACATCCAAGAGACTCGCTCTCAGTTCAACGGCTCTGTACTCAACCTTTCCTTTCTGAAATTCGTTATTTTCTTCTGGCATGGGTATGTTCACCACCTTTCTGTAATTATGATTTAGCCGCCTGTCAGGTTGTCGCGGCAGATGAGCAGGGTACTTATTCAAGATCGCCACACTCCTTTTAGGTTTTAGACAAATAAAAAGAAGTCCCACTACTCTGGACTTCTATTTACTCAGGCTCGTTTGTATCTTCAGTTGACTCATCTGTTGGTGAATTACTTGTTGTATTTGGTGTATTTGCTGTCTTTGACATTCCCATCTGATAATCATTTTTAATATTTACATCTACAAAGTTCAGACTCTCCACGCGTCGTTCCCCACCTTCAATCGCACCTAGTCCAAAGAGTTCACGCATTTCATTGGTAGTTAGAGCACCCGTTGGGGCTAAATACTGAATGATGGCGGTCTTGGTTTTATCCGATGTATACTGGAGTTTACTAGAGATAAAGCTAATCTTATTGCCATAACCTCGCTCACGTTCAGTAAACACCTTATATGTGAAAGCCTCGCCATACATTTTGAGAATTGGACTGATGATGCTTGTATAGAAAGCCGATAACTCATCTTCGTTATAGCTAGAGAACACGATCTTTTCGTTAATATTGAAATAGCCAAAGACCTGTTTTTGTATGATTTCCATCTGGGCAGCATCCAGCAAAATAGACTTATTCTCAAACGATTTAAACTCACCAGTCTCATTGTCAGTAATTATAATTCCACTATTGTTCTGAATGTCAAAGAATCTAGACAATATAGCGTCAGCTTTTTTTTGCATATCTGACATCTTTAATGTACCGTTGAAGTGCAAACTCCCCCTAATATTAGCAGGTGCATTAGTGGTTGCGTTGATAATTCCGTCGTGAACAGTATTGGTTAATTGAATAAGTGGATATAATGCACTATCGTTAGAACTGCCCATGAGATCACTTTCAAAATAATCCCGTTTAAGGTGAATGATCTGTTCAAAGGGAGCAATTACCTGTTGCCCACCTCTAAAATTAAACTTAACAAACAGATTCCCTGTATCGTCAATCCCACTTTCACTGGATTCCATATAGGTTACGAAACTTGAATTGAGAGGATAGAATCCTTCGATGTTCCCCATGTCATCAACCTTTATGTACACGAATGCGTTGTTGTGGATCAAAAGATTTGTCGTTAATTTAAAAATAAACTCCGAAGAGTTCATGAAAGGGTTGGGTTGCCCCCCTAGAAGATTGGCGATGCCACTGTTCTGGGGAATCGTGTCGCCATTAATATACCGGATGTGCTTAACGTCTGCTTTGGCAACATGAATTGCAATCGCTCTAAGGCAGGCACGCATAAGGTAGTTATAATAACATTCAGTGTTGTTCGTATTTGAAACGACTGGGATATAACCGTTTAGCAGTCTGAATGATTTCAGATTCTGTGGTGCTTGCTTTTCTTTCCCAAAGATCGATCCAAACATTGAACGGAAATTGATCAATGCTCGTCACCTCTTTTCTTCCTATATAAGACTGTCAATTAACTCTTTGTTCCTTTCGTAAACTACAAAACTATCCAAGAGCGACATTGCCCCATCTATGAAACCACGACTGTGCGCTTTGACAGGAGTTATATTGTTATTGCGGTCGTAAACCACAGCCACATTGCAGAGACAGTATTCCAAGAGTGGATTCTTGTTGTAGTTAATCCTTTTCATAGCTAAATCAGCGCCAAGGTGTTTCAATGGGTTACTCAAGGTCTTGGCCCCTTGGATCACGATATCCATAAGTCCATTAAAACCATTCTGCTCCATCTCTTTCACCCAATAACCGGAATTCCACTGGTCGTACCCGATGCCTTGAAAGTACAATCTGTAATCTTGTTTCATTCGAACAAACCACTGAGTAATATATCCATAATCGATACGGTTCCCAGGTGTCAGTTCCAATAGACCTCGCTCAATCCATGCCTGATATACTACTCTTTTTGAATGTTCTGCTTCATCATAGGTCACTTGTGGCATCCAATACATTTGATGGCATAGAAACTTTCCTTCTGGCTTTGGAACTAGGATTGTCGCTGAGGTTAAGTCTGTGGTACTCGAAAGATCAACCCCGCCAACACAGTAAGAATCTTTTATCTCATTAAGCCAGAATGTTTCCTCATTTCGGATCGTGCTGTATTCTAGGAATGCTGTTGAGGCTGTGCCAATAATATTAAAATCCTTGGTGAGCACTGTCGCTTTAAAGGCAGGGTCTGATATGGATTTATTAATGTTGTCTCGCAAGAATTCAAGGTCTTTAATCGTACCAAGACCAGGATTCGCCTTTACCCAGACCTCAGGGTTCTTGTAATCGTCGCCTTTATCCAGTTCATAGAGAAATGCAATAAAACGTTCATCCTTAATCGTGCCTTTGATCGCGTCGACGGAGTAATTATATTGAGCATCAAAAATGTTTTCTCTGACAAAACCTGCTGTTGTGATGCACCAAAGGAGTGGCTGCTTTCTGGATGCCATGCTCTGCTTCATTACATCGTAGAGGTTTCTATCTTTACTGGCGTGGATTTCATCCATAATGCAAAAATGTGTATTCAACCCATCCAGACCATTGCTGTCACTTGCTAAAGGTTCAAATTTGCTGAAGTTTATGGGGAAATAGATGTCGGTGCGTCGCTTCCCTAAATGACGACTGAGGAGCGTGGATTGTCTTACAATATTAAGAGCCTCAGTGAAGATGATTTTAGCTTGATCACGTTTATTGGCTACAGGATAAACTTCGCTCCCACCTTCTCCATCAGCAATCAGCATATAGAGTCCAATTGCCGCCAACATTGAACTTTTTCCGTTCTTACGTCCAATCAATGTAAATGCTTCTTTATACTTTCGATTCCCCTCTTGATTCACAAATCCAAAGATAGTTTGAATCATTGCTTTCTGCCAAAGGTCTAATATAAATCGTTTACCAATCCAGCGACCCTTGCTCTGCTTGCAGAAGCGTTCGACAAAATCAATTGGCTTCGTGGCTTTGTCCACATCAAATATGTATGTTTCAGGGTTATCTAAATCTTGAACAATCTTTTTATAAAGCATTTTTATGTGCTCGTTAACTACAATCTCCCCGCTTTTGATTTTGTCATAGTACTCTCGGATATAATTCATCCCAGCGCCTCTATTTCTTTAAGAACGCCAGTAGCTCGTCTTCGGCTTCATCAGCGTTCTGCGATGGTAGGCAATCCATCAATTGCTTGATCGTACTGGTATAATTTTTAATCAGCGCATTGTATGTCTTAACAACTGGCCTCTCTCGGAGTTTGCGGGGTCTTGTTTTCAACAATTCAGATGTGCCGTTCACCTTAATATCCTCTTCCAATTCTTCAAGCGTGACCTGCATAAAAACTATCCGCTGAATCAGATTATTGGCAATGTTCATTTGTTCATGTGGCACAGCCTTGAACAATTCCTCTAACTCGTCTTGAATCTGTTTGTACCTAAATTCATTATCCATCTTGCTCCTCCCAAATTAAAAACACACCCCTTATGGAGCGTTTTCATTTCTTAAACACTATGTCGCCATTGGCATCAAAGCTCAGACCATCACGCCTTTTACTGTGATGAAGTTCATG